CTTATATAATGTTGACCCCCTAGTTTTTTTCCACTTTTTCAAATTACCCTATCACCTATGCTCAACCATATAATCATTGATGAGGCGACGACTGAGCGTGAGATCCCCTTAATGATCCTATTCGCTGAGATAGCGGCGATAGATGTCCGATCTCGGCGGATATTGCTGAAGGGGGGTGGCGAGATCGATACGGGGAGGCAGGGGGTCAGGCTGATCTTTGAGGGCTGGAAGGCTTGGCTTGCCGATTCGGCAAAATAGGCGGAATAGTTTTTGCCGAACGAACGGATGCGATTTCCGAACAGCCTGCGATTCGGTCCCTGCCGCTTTCCCTATGGGAATAGGGCCACTTTTTCGTTCGTTCGGCATATTATTCCGAACGAACGTGGAATGTCCGGCGAAATTAGAATTCTATTTTCGCCGAATCTCCCGCTGCATCTCTCGCAGCGAGTTGATTCCTAGCTTTTGCCTCGCCAGATCCTCTAGCGAGTCGTAGCCTTGTGCCTTCGCGGCCAGATGCAGCAGATTCCTTTCGTGCTGCGTACCGCGCAGAGTGAGGATAATCTTCTTCGTGCTTGCATCCTTGCTAGCAATATCCTTCATGCCCCGATTATCTTCGCTTTCCCTGGGTTTAGCAACCCCAGCTATGTGCGAATGCAGGCCAATTGCATGTACGGGCCGACTTCAAGGCGATTAACCCTATAGAGAGGAAAGAATATGTCCACAGACCAAACGCCAGCAGACATTTCCAGTGAAAGCGTCCAAACGCCTGAGTCCGAAGCGCAAGAGTCGCAGGAGCAGGTAGTCGATCAGGTTAGCGAGTCTACCCAGGTCGAGCAGCAGGAACAAAGCACTGGTACGGGTGGCGAGGATGAAAGTCCTGGTGGTTCGTTTTCTTCCTTTGTTCAGGGCATGAACGAGTTTGATGGCCTGGACGATGAGCAGATTGCCGGTCAGTTAGTCGATGGCTACCGCCAGCGATCACTCTATGAAGCTCAAGCGCGGCAGAATGAGCAGTTAGCCCAGCTTGCCACGCAATTCATTCAAGGCAACGTACAGCCGCCCGTGCCGGTTGCTGATACGTCTGCGGACACGGCTTCCGAGCCAGAAAAGCCTTGGTGGAATGAACACTTCAAGCCAGCGGCCTTCAATCCGAACTGGCAACATTTCATGGTCAAGGACGAAAATGGGGAGGAGCAATTCGGCCCCAATACGCCAGCGGAGGTTCAGCAGGCGTATATCCAGCATATGGTTCAGCAGCGGGAAACCCTGCAAAAGATGGCGTCCAATCCGTATGAGTTCATGTCTCCGATGATAGAAGAGGCTGTTCGACGCGCCCGCGATCAGGCGAAAGAAGAGCTTTCGGTGGAAATGAACCAGCGGACTGAAGCCAGCTACATCCAGAACCTTGAGCATCAGCACAAGGACTGGATGTACATGAAGGACAGCGGCGGCAATTTTGTGCCAGATCCCAGCGGTCAGGGTGCAGCGCCATCGGCCTTGGGTCAGCGGATGCATCAATTGATTGCCGCAGTGTCTGCGCCGCCGGAACAGGGCGGATACGGGATCACCGATCCCCGCGCACGCTGGAACGCTGCATATCAGCAACTGAGCCGCGAGGTTCAGGACGCACAGCAGCAGCGAGCCTACCAGCAATCTCAGCAGCAGCAGGCCGCTGGCGAACAGCAGGCTGAAGAGCAATCGCCAACGGATCAGGCAGTTAACAAGAAGCTCAAGCTACTGAAGAAGAATCGTAATCTCGCCAGCAAAGAAGGAAACAGGGCTGGGACGGAAACTCCTCCTGGTCGAAATGCGCCAAGCAATAGTTCGTCGCGTCAAGGCTTTGGAAATGTCGCTAATCGCGTGCGTGAAAGCCTCGCCGCTGAATTGTCAACGCTTACTAACTGAGGTGCATTATGCCTTCGACAACCACCTGGGGTCGCTCATTAGCTGCCAGTATCGTCAAGCATCTGCCGGATGTTGAGGACGAAGTTCTCCGCAACCGTCCGGTTTCCGCCTACCTGAAGGATCGTGGTCGCTTCCTGTTTAATCAGGGCGGCAACGGATTCGACTGGCGAATCAAATACAAGCTGCATACTGTCCAGGGCAACACCGGTGAAACGGCTCGTAACTTCACACGAACCAACCGCTATCAGATTGCCGAACTGGAATACCGTGGCTACCAAGTCGTGGATGCAATCTACAAGAAGGAGATGCTCGAAAATCGCGGGCCGGAGCAGATCATTGATCTGGCGGGCGATATGGTCGAGGATCTGACCGAGAGCCTCGATGAACACATTGGCGATCAGTGGTACGTCGATGGCAATCTGGCTGGCAACGAAAACTCGCTGCACGGCTTTGAGTCCATGATGGGCATCGATGGTTCGGTAAACATTACGACCGGCGCGCAGGAATCGTCAGCGCGTGCTGCCGACTTGTACGGCTGGGCATCCGATACCTATGCCAACCTGACAACCGGCCTGGGCGACTACGGCGGATCGCAGACTTCCGGCGTTTGGCCCGATGGTCAGGCGCAACCGGCATACGACTTCTGGTCGCCTGTTGTTGCGAACTACACAAGCACGGCCCTGCCTGGATCGTCTGATACTTGGGCTGCTCAGGGCATTGAGGCTATTCGCGCGTTGCAGATTGCCGTTCACCGTAACGGTGGTCAGAACAATGCCGCCGACTTCGGCGTACTTGATCGTTCGCTGTATCGCGACTTGCTTAATCTGCTCGACGACAAAGAGCGGGTCTTGGTAACGAACGATGCCGGTCTTCGCAGCTTCGGCTTCAAGAACGTTGTCGAAATCGACGGTGTTGAGTGGACGCACGATTATGGCGTTCCGGTCAATGTTGGCTATGTGTTCAACGTAGACCAGATGGACGTTCGTTCGATGCAGGCTACCTTCCTCAACTCGGACGAAAACGAGTGGGACATCGATAGCCAATCCATGAAGTACGTCGTGGACTGCTTGGCGAACATCAAATTCAAGTCACCTCGCAACTTCGGTAAGTTGCAGAATATTGCGTAATCCGTTTAATCGTTAACGAGTATGTAGCTCGCAGGAGTTAAAAATGTCAGACACATCCCCGCCGCCCCTGGCCCCAGGCGAGTTCTTTGATTCTTCTGCCAGTCACGATGGCGAACAATTCGAGGGTCGGGAATTTGTATTTGCCGACGTTAATGAAACGACCGGCGCGAAGCGATCCTACAAGGACGTTGTTCGCCGCATCGTCAAGAACAGCAGCGGATCTGCCCTAAGAGGAAAGCGGTGCGTCGTACTGAACGGCGCTGGCACGGAGATTACCGGCTATTCCCGAAGAGGTTCAGCCGTTGCCGGTGCGCAGATATGCTTCCCGCTCGATGAATACCTCCCCTCTGCCGGACTTGGCAATGGTGACTGGGGATACGTTGTCGTTCAGGGCAATGCGATTTGCCTGACTGGTGCTACAGGAAGCGAAGCAACCAGCATACCAGCAGGGACTCCGCTGATTGCCATCACTGCTACTACGGCGGAAGAAACCTCCACCGCTGCGGCCAATGCCGGTCGCCTCGTGAAGAAGATTAGTAGCGGCGATCAAGGTGCGACCAGGGCGCTCAACTTGCTGGCCCAAGTCGGTGCTGCAATGACCGCAAGCACTACAGATGAAACCGACCAGGACGTTCTTGTTAACGTCGTCAGGAAATCTGGGTTCTACACCGATTATTAAGCCGCCATGCCGTCCGCGCCAGACAAGTTGAAGCAGTTTGAAAATTTCGGCATACACACGCCCGAAAGAGATTTGGCTGTCCTGCGGGACTTATCCTCTTCTCTTTCGGGCGATGTCGTATGTATTCCAGCGCCACGCAGTAATTTTGTAACCGCTCAACTACTGCTGGCGCGGTAGGGGCGGGCCGTTCTTCGGGGCGGCTCGCCCATTTTTGAGAGGAAAAGAATGGAACCTAGAAAGCTAAATGTTTGCTTCGCTTCGTTTCCCTACGGCGGCAACGGTGGAGTGCCAGCCGAACATCCGAGCATTCGGCATTGGTATTTGAATACGATACTTTCGGCTACAGGCAATGAGAGGATCAAGGATGTTTCCTGGTTCGATATAGCCGACACGCCCATCACGATGAGCCGTAATCAGGCGGTGGAACAAGCCAAGAAGCAGGGCGTCGATGTATTGATTATGATCGATTCGGACAATTGGCCCGATCTCCACCTTACGGATCGCCCAGGCGCGAAGCCGTTCTTTTCTTCCAGCTTCGATTTTCTTTACGACCACTACGAGCGCGGGCCGGTTGTTATTGGTGCGCCCTACTGCGGCCCGCCACCTCATCGCAATATCTATGTTTTCCGCTGGGAAAATACCGACGATGATGGTGCAGATGATACATGGAAGCTGGGTCAGTATACCCGCACGGAAGCCAATATGCTGGGCGGTATTCAGGAAGTTGCGGCATTGCCGACCGGCCTGATCATGTACGACATGCGGATATTCGACATTGTTGAGACACCCTACTTCTATTACGAATGGAAGGGCGAAGACGAAAGGTGCAGGGAGTGCGGGCAGACGTTTTCGCATTACGACGAAAGCCACAACCCAATCCTGGGCGACCGTGCATACAAGGCATCCACGGAAGATGTCACGGCTACCCGCGATATGTCGCAGATCGGCATTGCGAGCCTGGGGTACAATCCGGTGCATTGCAACTGGGATGCCTGGGCCGGTCACCTGAAGGTGGAGAATGTCGGCGCGCCGGTAATGTTCCGCGAAGACCAGATCAACATGAAGCTGAAGCGGGCGTTTGCAAGCGGTCGCCGCGATGAAAAATTGGTTTGCATTGGACATGGTGGCAATGGGAAAAGCTCCTGAACTTCCTGAATTGGACAGTGCAGAAGGCAAGAAATGGTGCGCCGGTCATCCAGGGACGCACTCGCCTGATCTTATAGACCGCAAGGAGTTTCGTAAGGCTAAGGGGAAGGCGGATGGTCTTCGCTCCGAATGTACGGCTTGCGAAAAGGCCAAGACTGCGGATCGAAAGCAACTTAAGGTTGACGCAAAAGCCAAGAAGGAAAAGGAAAAGAAAGAGGAGCTGGTCAACGACTTCCATACAGTCGCAGTGAACGACGCTACGGAAGGCGAAAGCTTTGCTCCCCGCACGACGGAACTGTTGGAAGCGGTCATGGAGGATGTCGGCGGGCTGCGAGAGTTTGCCGGTATCGTCAGCGACCACTTAAAGAACGCACCGGATGGCAGTGTCCAGAAGGGGCGTGCGATTGATGTGATGACTCGCTTGGTGGACAAGCACACCAAATCCGAGGAAGAAGCGGAGCCGCTTGCGGTTAAGGACGAAGGCGATCTTCACCGCATGCTTGAGGAAAAGTTATTACTACTGGCACAGCGGAACGGTCTGCGGATCGTGGTTAATCCAGTGGATGGCACGGATGGCTCAGAACAAGAAAAAACTGAAGGCACAGCAGATAGTCCAGCACCTTCGTAGCACATTCGAGGGTTCTGCTACTACGCAGGAATTGCAAGATGTTGTGCGGCTCGCTGAAGAGATCAATCTCCGCAAGATTGAATCTTTGAGGCTCTATGTACCTACCCTGTACCAGGACGAAGCGCATAAATGCGGGGTGACGAACCGCATCGTTTCCGGTGGCAACCAGTGCGGCAAGTCCCTGTGGGCGGCTGTTGAGGTCGCCCGTGCCGCGCTTGGTCGCGACCCCTACAATAAATACCGCAAGCCGGAAGTCGAGTCCGACTTTATCATCTTCATAGTCGGTTACGATCAAAAGCATGTGGGTCGCCGCCTGCACCGCTATCTCTTTCGTGCCGGTGCGTTCGACATTATCCGCGATCCTAAGACACGGGAATGGCGGGCATTCAATCCACTCAAGGACAAGAAGATTGCCCACCTACGCAAGCCTGCGCCGCCGTTGATTCCGCCACGCATGATCAAATCGATAGCCTGGGCCAATAAAGCTGCCAAGGTCTTCGATAGCGTTACGCTGCACAACGGTGCTGAGATATTCGCCTTTCCATCTAAGGGCGAACCGCCGCAGGGGGATCAGGTCGATCTGTACTGGATTGACGAAGACATCGAATATGATGATTGGGTAGACGAGGCTCACCAGCGTCTTTCAAAGCGCAGCGGACTCTTCATCTGGTCGGCGTTGCCGAAGTCCAAGAACACGGCGCTCATCGACATGATGGAGCTAGCCGAAACGGAAGAGAAAGCAAAGAATCCCAACTGCGTTGCCTACCGCTGGAGCTTTCTCGATAACCCGCATATTGCAGCCGAAGAGAAGGCCAAGCGGGTTAAGGAGCTTTCCGCTCGCGGTCAGGAACACTTGCGGCTGCGTATCTACGGCGATCCCCAGGCCAATCATTGGTTGATGTATCCAGAGTTCTCAATTGATACGCACGGGATAGATCGCGATGAATTGCCCAAGCGGGGCATTCCCCATGATTGGTGTCGCTACAAGATAACCGATCCTGGCCGCACGCGAGCCGGTGTGCTGCTTGCGGCGTTGCCGCCGCCTGACAGCAAGTTCGCTAAAAAGTACGGCAACTGCATTGTTGTCTACGGGGAAGTCATCCTCAAGGACTGCAATGCCGCCAAGTACGCTTCGGCGGTCAAGCGGAAGTGCGGAGACGATATATTCTGGGAGTGGATTATCGATGAACACGGCGGTCGCATTCGGGATATGGGACCGCGCAGCAAGCCGGTCAAGTGGTACTACGCCGATGAGCTAAAGAAAAAGGGTATGCTTTCGCAGTCGATTGGTGCTAACTTTGTTCCTGGCTGCGATGACATCGAAGCTCGCGTTGAGGCGGTTGCATCGTGGCTGACCATCCGCCCAGACGGAACAACCAAGTTGCGGGTGCTGCGGGGGGCATTGCCTGAGTTCCAGCGTGAGATCCGCAAGTACCGCAAGAAGGTCGATCAGCGAACCGGCTTGGTCATGGATCGCCCACAGTACGGTCGCATGCAGGAATTGATGAATTGCCTGGAATACTTAGCCGCTCGCAATCCTCGCTATCATCCTCCCGTGCGTAAATCGAGAAAGCCAAAATCTTGGGCGGCTAGAAGGATGGAGGAGAAGAAAAAGAGGAGGGAAGAGAATCGGGAACCTGGACACATTGTCCTTAATTAACTTTGGAGAGACAGATAATGCCTACCGAATCGCCAGTACATGAAAACTCAACGACTCAAACCATTGCGGACATCCAGAAATCCGCCAAGCAAAAAACGGAAGACCTTGCCCGCACATTCGTCATGCCGCCAGTAGATCCAGGCGACGAAGTTCTGTGGTTTCCGCTTGCCGACAGAAACAAGCCGCCGCACATTGCGGTTGTCCGCGCAAACTACCACCAGCAGATCGAGGTGACGACGCGAGGGCCGGTCGGACAGGAATACGATTCGGTTCGCCATGTGGATGATCCGAAGCTGATCCTCAATACGAACTACCGCAAGTTCGGCGCGTGGGACTATACGGACGGCGCAAAAGCGAAAATGAAGAAGGAGAAAGACCTGGACGAGCGGCTGACAAAGCTCGAAAAGGCGGTCGGGGAACTTAGCGGCAAAAGGCCCAAAAAGTCGGTTGAAGAACTTGACTCCCCCCGAAAGCAGCAGAGCAGGGCGGCGCGACCGCAGCAACCACGGCAAAACCAGGACGGTAAATAATGCCCGCCGACAAATTCGACGACGCCCAGTTCAATCACGAAATGCTGTCAATCGTTAAGGGCTGGCAGACGCAAATCAACACTGCGCGCAAGTACAAGGAGAAGGCGTTCGGTGATGATGCCGAATGGGCCATGCGTCTGTTCGACGGCAATGATGTCGATAAATACTGGGAAAACAAGATGGCCTCCTTCGAGGGGGCCAAGATGACCCCGCCTGCCTTCTTGGTGCAGGTGAACAAGCTGGCGGAAGTCAACCAGTTATTCGGGCCAGCCCTGTACGTTCAGAACCCGACCGTGGTGGTTTCCCACAGTCGTCGTCCTATGGTTGGGCCGGAAATCCTTGCCGGTCAAATGGCCGACCCGATGATTCTTCAGCAGTATCAAATGATGATGCAGCAGCAGGGACTCCGCGATAATCTGCTGACATCCGCCGCTGGCATATTTGAGCATTACATTAACTATTCGCAATTCGAGCTAGACAAGAAGCGGCATTGCCGCAAGTGGATTACGGAGGCGATCCTCAAGGGAATGGGGGTCTGCTGGACGGAACTTTACCAGCCGCCTGGGATGGAGTATTCGATGATCGGATCGTTTTACGATACGGTCGATAATCTGATATTCGATCCAGATGCGGATGAGTGGTCTGACATCCGCTGGGTTGCCCGCCGTCGAGTGCAGCATGTCTACGAAATCGAGAAGCGATTCAACATACCAAGAGGGGCGCTGGAGAAATACGCCTACAAGGAATCTGCACACGACAAGGACAGCAAGAAGACGAAAAAGAATGCATCCGACAGGACTCACGGCAAGCAGAACCATCTGCTGGAATACTACGAAATCTATTCCAAACTTGGCTTCGGCGGCAAGCTCTCCAAGAATCCAGACGATCATGACAAATACGATGCACTTGGTGAATATTGCTATATCGCGGTCTGCCAGAAGTGTCCCTATCCGCTGAATGTTCCTTCGTGGACAACGCAGGGTCCGTACATGGAGCAGGAAGACGACCTGTTCATGCGGGTGCAGTGGCCCATCCCGTTCTGGGCCGAGAAGGATTGCTGGCCCTTTACGCCGCTGTATTTCCACGAACATCCGACGCAGACTTGGCCGATGGCTCACTTCAAGTTCGCCCGTGCGGAAATGGAGTTCGTCAACTGGGGCATGTCATTCCTGGCAACCAAGACGGCGACAAGCTGCAATACGGTAGTCGGCGTGGTCAAGGCTGCTGGTGACGAGATCAAGCACGCGCTACAGAAAGCCGAGGGCGGCTATTCCTATGTCGAACTGGAAGAGGTGCTGGGCAAGAAGCTGAACGAAATCGTTCAATTCCTAGACCCGCCCGCTTTCAATCACGATATTTACAAAATGGTCACTTCGATTGATGCTGCGGCAGACAAGCGGCTTGGCCTCAATGAGATGATTCAGGGTGCTGAAGCGAACCGCCAGATGCGTAGTGCCGCCGAAGCGGAGATTCGCCATCAGCATGCAACGACCCGCCCAGCCGACTTCAGCGCCAAGGTCGAAGATGCCCTGTCGAAGATGATCACCAAGGAAGCCTTCGCTATGCGCTGGCTGCTGGAACGCAAGGACATTGAACCAGTTGTCGGGCCGATAGGTGGCTTCGTCTGGGAGAAACTTATTTCCAGCACTGAAGTCGAAGAGGTTGTCCGCGAATTTGATTTTCGCGTCGAGGCGGGATCGACCCGCAAGCCGAATAAGGCCCGCTTGCAGGAGCAGGCGAATGCATCGATGCAGGTCATGCTGCCCATCTTCCAGGGCTATTATCAGGCATTTGGCGATCCTGGCCCGATAAACGAGCTACTGAAGTTCTGGGGCAAGGCTTACGACTACGAAAACATTGATCAATTCCTAGTGCCGGATCGCAGTCAGCAGCAGCAGCAGCAAGCGGTCAATGCTCAAATGGAAGAGCAAAGGCGACTGGAAGAAGAGCATCAAGGCGGTCTGCGGCGTAAGGCTGAAGAGCAGCAGGTTAAGAACCAGGGT